ATGAAGCTACCAAAACCTGTCAAACGCGGTGATGTTCACCGTATTCAAATTTTAATCCAAGGCAAACGACTCTCCTGTACGCGTAATACCGCCAAAGAATGTGAACAATGGGCTATTAAGCAATTATTAGAATCCCAGATTGCACAAAAACAAGAAGAGGAAGGCACTAAACCCAAAGTGACCTTTAAGGAACTGCTTAATCAGTATTACGAAAATATTGGCTTGCTGAATGAATCTAAAAGCTCACGAAACTGGATGAAAGGCCAAGTGAGTAAGTTTGATGAAAAATTTGGCTTTCTTGCATATAAGACAATTTATGAGATCACACCAAAGCAACTCACCAACTGGCGAAATAAGCGATTGATTGAAGTGGGGGCCAATACGGTTTTAAAAGAGATCTCTTTTTATAGTGCTGTTTTTACCTACGCGCAGAAAGAGTTATTTTTACTTGAAGATAATCCGTGGATGCTGATCACTAAACCCAAAAAGCCTAAGCCACGTGCCAGACGTATTCATCCATCTGAAATTGATCTGATGCTTAAGATTTTGGATTATGAAAGAGGCGATGAACCGGTTTTGCCACAGCATTATGTTGCTTGGGGGTTCTTGTTTGCACTGGAGACGGCTTTGCGTAGAGGTGAGCTGCTGTCTTTGCAAATGAAGGATATCTACGAAGGCCATCTTCACTTGACCAAAACAAAAAATGGCGATACCCGTAATGTGCCGTTGTCTGAGGAAGCCAAAGCACTGTTGAGCCTGATTAAGCACAATGGCAAAAAGTTGATCCCGCAGTCTGAAAATGCGTTTCGCTTGATGTGGGAAAAACGTAAAGCTGCGATTGGCTTGAATGGATTGCACTTTCACGATACTCGGCATGAAGCGATTACACGCATGGTGAGGGTGAAGAAACTGCCGGTTGAAGTACTTGCCAAAATCACGGGCCATAAGAAAATTGAAATTTTGGTGAATACTTACTACAACCCAAACGCCGAAGATTTGGTGGAAGCATTTAATCAGGTGGCCTAAAAATAAACCCGCTCAAGGGCGGGTGTTTTTTATAGTTCGCGGTATCGGCCGCGAGTTCTTTTCTTGGTTTTTAGCAGTTCATCGGCCAGATCTGGATCGTACAGATGCTTGCCACTGGTACCTTGATTGATGGCACTTAATTTTTCTCGTACCGTGGTGGCAGATAGCCCATACTTTAGTGCCAGTTCAGACGCGGAAACCAGTTTCTTTTTTCCCAGATTTAATGCTGTAACTTTACCGCCAAACAGCGTCTGGCCCAGAAGGATCTCGGGTGGTCGATCAGCTTCTAGCGTAATCACATACTCGGCCATTTAGATTCCTCCTGAAAAGGCTGGATTATTGAAAATCCAGCAGCGCACGGTGTGCTCACGCATTTCCCGATTTTCCAGTGCATTTTTTACTTCATCGGCTGGATAGCGGTGACTTTTGACGACGCGGCTTTTATCGATAAACTTGTAGCGTCGGCTATTGGTGAGCAGATTCTTCATTTCCTTGATGTCTGGTAGCTGCTGATAGTTTTTGGCAGCAATTTTGTAGACTTCATTCAAATTAATCGCGATCTGGTGCCCATGTGGTTCGTAATGATTAATCGTAAATTCACTGCTACGGCTGGCATTTAAGTACTCATAGACATCCCAGAATTGTTCTACCAATGGATGATCACCATTAAGCTGATCGACACGTTCTCTGGCCATATCTAGCAGCATATCTTTGGCGGTGCAAACTTCTTCTAGGTCAATCACTTCGTGCAAGATATGCATGGCCAATGCATCGATTAACGCCGACACCTGCGCATGGCACAGCGCAATACGGGTATGGGTAATACCGTTGTTGTGAAAGTCTTTTTCGGCTTGTTCAAGCTTTGCAGCATAGCTGGCCAGAAAGCTTTCTTCATGGCGCAGGCAGTGGGTAATGTATGTACAGGCGTCTTGAATGTCCATGCGGTCGAGTTCATCTACAATTTTTTTCGTTTCTAAAGACTGGCCTTTTCTGTCGAAATAGAGGTGCAGTGTACGGGTTAAAATTGCTTCTGACGCCTGTATCTGGGTATTTTGCGAAATCATGATGGCGCCACGGAAGGGCGGTTCATAGGTTTCGTTTCCTGCTGTTTTTAAGCCCTTGGAGCGAATCGCCCGGCCATTGTAGGCATCTTTAAGCTCGTCCCATGAAAACTTGGCTTTACCGACGGCATTGCCGTTTTGATCGTTTCGGTCGCCTTCGATGAGTACCACAGGTAAGTTCGAGATCTGGGCGAAGTTACGGTAGATCGCAACGTTGGTGGATTTGTTTGCATCGAAACCTTCATAGTCTTGTCTGCCTGAGAGCTTCCACATAAATTCGATCAAGCGGGATTTACCTGCACCGGCTTCACCTACAATTTCGATAAATGGAAACGAGCTGTGCATGCTACGGATTTGCTCTGCAAAGTAAGCGCCTGTCCACCATGCCAGGGCAATCAGACCTTTTGCGCCACGTACGCGGTAGAAGTCTTTCCACCATGTTGGCTTAAAGGTTTTCTTGGGGTTAAGCTGGATGTTGGGGCTATTGGCCAGTGTTTTTAACTCGATGCGCCCAACCTTGTAAAAATCATGATCATTGATTTCAATAACTTGGCCTTTATAAACTGCATGCTGATTGAAAATATAAGCCTGATAATCCTTGGTATAGCCAATATAGTCGATGGTTTTGACTTCTCTTAAGCGCTCGGTCTGGTTTTTCATAAAGGTTAAAAGTTGATGGTCGTTTCCTGTCCACCATGCACCGACCTGCACCGAAAGTAGACGAGGGGCAAACTTACCACGTGCCGAAATTTGCTCTGCAGTAAAAGTGGCTTTGGCTTCACTCTCCGGATTTAGAATCTGGAAGTAATACCAGGATTCGTCTGTGATATCGTTTCGCTGAAAATACAATGGATTAAGCTGACGATTGCATATTTCACTTACGGCAGCACACTGCTGTAAAGCAAGCTCGCGCTTTTGATTGTCGAGTAGGAGATCTCGCTCTGGATCTGTCTCAATGCGTTCTAGCTCTTTGGTGTATTTGTCCATATCCAGATTGAACCAGTACAAGCGGAAGTTATGGTTGAACCAGAAGGTTTTTCTTCGGGCATCTTTAAAGTTATAAATGAGTAGGCCAGCTTGCTCCGGTGTTTCGGCAATGTGGAGCTCGCCATAGTGTTTGTACTGGTCGCGGTACTCTGAGTGCAGCAGATCGCGCTGGAAAAGATCGTTCCAGTCTAACTGGCCAGTAGGTAATGCTGCGGTCGAATCCCACTTTTCCTGTAAAGCACGTAAGTGAAATTTCTTAATGGCCTTTTTGCCGGCTTTGTCGTTGTCAAAGGCCCAACGCAGGCGCGGGCGCGACTTTTTAAGCTGAATGCAGCGCTCTGAAATTTGAGCGAGAATCTGGCTTGGAAAGTTTGAGGTAGACATGGTGGCAATACTGGGCTGTTTGCTAAAGCTGAGGGCGATGCAGTTAAAAATCCCCTCTGTCATCCAGATGGACTGTGCATTACACAGTGTGTCGAGGTCTTCAAGTGTCCAGCACAAACCTTCGTATTTGCCTATAAAGTTGGCCTTTTGGCGGCCAAAACGCTCAGGCCGGTCGATAAAGCGCTCCCAATACACACCTTCGGCAATTTTAAAGCGGATGGTGGCGGTGACTTCATTTGGGTATTTGAGATCGTTCCGGAATAGTTCTTGGGTGTATGTGCCTTTGAGCAGCTCCAGATTAAAACCACGTGCGTGAATCAGGTAAGCGTCTGCAGCCGCATTGGGGTGTTCTTTGGTGCGTGGGAAGTCCTTTGACCAGTCTTTGAATAGATCTTCACAGATTTCTTTTACATGCTCTTCGTAGCCACACTTGTTTAGGCGGGCACATTTGACCACACGCGGATTGATGGCGTGAGTATAGAGTTCTTTTTTGCCGCAGTTCGGGCATATCCCCTGACGATACCAGTCACCCACGCGCTTAAAGCTAAAGAGCTGGTTGAGTTTTTCGTCTATGCGAACTTTGATGTTTGACATTAAGATCCACTTTTAAATTTATATAACTGTATGAGTTTGTGTATTTTTTTACACTTTTGTAGCAGCTAGATGTTTGCCGAACTTAGTGCGTTTACAATTCGGCAGGGTCGGAAGGCTCTTGCATTTCAGGATGGTGCTGAAGAATAAAATCACGGATATAAACGGCAGGTTGGGTTTCGTTTTCATAAGCGATTTTTTTAAGCATTTTGAGTTGGTGCTTGGTCCAGCGCACGGCTGTTAGCTCGGTGTGCTTTGGTTTTGTTTGCTCATTTGTTGTAGTCATGCGAAAATCACCATTAATGGTACTTAGTAACTTGGTAACTGCTAATTTAGTACCTTTTATAGTGATTTACAAGTGCTTTTATAGAGAAAAGTATGAAAAATGATGATTTAAATAATCGTGGTACTCGTTTACGCGATGAAAGAAAGCGCTTGGGGATTAATACTCAGGAAGAACTTGCTGAAATTTTGCAGGTAAAAAAGAACTCGATTGTGCGCTATGAAAAGCATAATGCACCGCTTGATATGGATCAGCTCGATTTGCTCGAAGATCATGGCTTTAATGTCGCGTACATCTTATGGGGTTCTTCGGATGTGAAGAACAGTGAACTTTCGGAAGAAGAACTAAAGCTAATTGAGCTATACCGCCAGACGCGTGAAGAGATGCGTAGCGGATTGGTTTCATTAGTAGAAACGTATGCGAATCAGTTTAAATAAATAGTATTTAGAAATGAAAATAACAAACTTTCAAATAAAATTAGCTTGGAGTGTAGGGCTTGGGGCAATTGTATCTTTATGGATTGCTTTTCCTTTAATTTTCAAACTTTTGATTGGTGCTTATGATTTACCGAAAGACTTTAATGAATTTGGCGCTTTTGGTGACATATATGGTAGCCTCAATACGTTAATTTCATCTATTGCTTTATGCGCAGTTGCTTTTTCAACTTGGTTACAAGTTACCTCTTTAAAAGAAACACGCCAAGCTAATGAACGACAATTGATGCTAGCTCAAGAACTTCATGAGGCACAAATAAAAGAATCAAGATATGCTGTTTTTATAAATATGTTCAACAGCTTGATGGTTTTAAAGCAGACGAAGTTAGAGAGTTTAAAGATAAAAAATTCTGAACAAGAATTTAAAGGTTTTGAGATATTTAATTTTTTAGCTGATTCATTTTCTAATTCCTTCGACAATGAATTTAAAGATATCTCTACCGTTTCTGAAAATGATGTTAAAAATCAATTTTTTAGAGTATTAAAAAAATTAAATGGTAACGAAAAGTTTTATGATTTAGGCTCTTTTTTTCTTAATTATGAAAACTTATTAAATTTAATCAATGAATCGAATTTAGATAGTCATGAAAAGGAATATTTCAAAACTACAGTTCGAAATTCAATGAGTGGAGCTGAACAGTTAACACTTTTTTGGATGGGAGCTTATAGTGCTAAATTTAAGAGTTTTCTAAATAATAGCCAACTTTTCTCACAATTTTATAGTGATAAGATGATGCCCTTTGCGATTAAATTTCATGACAGGTCTAGCTTTTCACATCCAACCATTTTAAAAAATTGGGATAAATTTTAAATAAAACCAAACCCCAACCTAAGTTGGGGTAACTTTAAGCCCAGTTGGCGTATTTTATTGAATCGCTCTTTGAATATCGATGACTTGCTTGTGTAAGCTTATAAACATGGCAGAGACTTCCTCTGCTTCCAACGCAATGTCTTGCTGCATTTTGGTTAAAAGTGATAGCGTCAATTGTAAATTTTCTATGGGTTTTTCAATTTCTATCAGTTTTTGTTCCGCGGTCATTGATCTTGTGTCGCGAATATCGATAAGACTATACATATTTCTCCTTCCTTTTAAGAAGTCGCTATTTTGCTGATTATCTGTTTAAAAATATAGTGGGGTGCGACGGGTTAGGTCGCACTGGTTCAGCTTATTAAGGGCGTGTGAACCATCTTAAACAGCCAGCAACGTACTGTTTTATCGGTCATACTGCTATTGATGGCATGGTTATGCTGCATATACAGCGGGTAGGGGCTGCGGCTCTGCATAAGGATAGCCGAGAGCTGTGCTTTTGGCGGTAAGCCTTCGATACTTTGGTACACCTGCGTGATGTTGAGTGCCAGGATCTGTTCGCTCCGGCTGTGATTGAGCCGTTCGATACCGTAGTGCTGTACGCTTTGCCAGAAGTCGCTTAGGGTTTTGTTTTGGGTGATGTTTTTGGTATCGAGCGATAAACATGCCACGGGGATGACTTCCCGACACAGTTTGGCGCGGTCGTGCCAGATCACTTCGGCATCTTGCATGAGGCCGTTGGTGTCGTAATGGATCTTACTCACGGTATAGATTGGCCCGCCAGCTTTAAGCTGCACGGTTGCGCCGACATAGATGTGTGAATGGTTGCCTTGTGCGTTGTAGAGCATGGCTGCCATTTGATTAAAGGTGTTGATGTAGGCTTCTTTAATGCGTGCGGCTGTGGCACCCGTAAAGCCCATAACCAAGAAGATAAAGCCGTCTTTGGTCATTTCATACATTGGACGAGGTTTACGCTGTTCATCCAAATATTCAGCGAGCGCAAAATTGCGCTGGCTAAAATCAGTTGAACAATCTAAACCTTCAAGTTTGCGTAAAACATCTTTATGTTGTTTACCAAAAATTTCGGCCACTTTTAAACTGGTGGTTTTGACTTGTTCATTTTGGATAAATACTGCATCGTCGATTTGGATGAGTGCATTCATGGCTGTACTCCCCAAAATAAGGTTGAGAAAGTAAAGCCTGCGATACTGATAAAAATAGCTGTATCGGTGAGATTTTTTAGGAGTCTTTGACGTTTGATTTTGCGCTGGCGTTTTTGGTAAGCCGCCAAGTCGTAAATAGGGGAATGCTCTTTTAGATTATTTTTGGCGCACGAATGCGTAGAAGCGAATGTTTTCATTTGCTGATCCTCGTTCAAGTTTTAAACCTGACGCCATCACTTCTCACGGTAATGGTGACAGACTGAACAGGGGTGAGAATACCGCGAACGAAGAAGCGGCCAGCCGGAGCTGCCCTGTCCAGCCTGCCAAAAAGCAGCAAAGCTGAATTTTACGCAAAAAAATAGCCCATAGACGGACTGTTTGCGTCTTCGTTCGAAAATATTTCAGGTTCTCACGCCTGACCAGAGATTTTGCTCTGGTAATGAAAGAGTATCTTAGTTACTATTATTGCGTCAATACTTTAGTTTAATAATAATTTTGGTGGGGTTTGGGGTGAGTGAGGAATTTGAATTTAAAAGAACAGAATTAATTCAAAATTTTTTAGAAAATAAAATAAGCGTTAACAACCATTTAAAAGACTATGATCAGAATTTATTTGATGAAAAATCTCTAAAGAAACTAACAGATATTAATAAGTATTTTGATGAGATTTTAGATTTTATGAAAAGCTCTGAACCTTTTGATTTTTCATTTATGAGTTTTTCTACAAAAACAATTTTTGATAATAGAGATGCCATAACATACGATAATAAAAAGAATCCGATTAACTTTTTGACTATTATCTCATATAACTTATTGGTTTTAGGTAGATTAAAAGAGAATGAAATTGATAGATTAGAATTATTGAAATATAACAAAAAAATTAATAATGAATTGGCGTCTTTGGAAAAAAAGAAAAATGACTTGGAAAAAACTCTGAATGAAATATATATAATTAAGGATGATCTAAAAAATAAAAAAGTTAATGATATCTTTGAGGATGATTCAAAAAGATTTAAGAAAATTGCAAGAATATATGAGTTTTTATTTTATTTAGTGGTTTTGATTGCTGGATTATATTTCTTAGGTTTGACTTTTTATATTGTTGGTTTTGATTATAGCTATTTATCCATTGGCTTTCCTGAAAAAATTCATGGTAATATTTCAGCGGAATTTTATATTCAAAAAATTTCTTTTCTCGTGCTTTCTACCACATTAGCTGCATTTCTTCTAAAACGTTCATTCATGAATCGACGTTTGGCGGATGAAGCCTACCGTACAGCTAAAGAATTGGATGCCTTACCGCGTTATATGGAAGGCATGCCAAATGAAATGAAAGAAAAGATCCGCTTCGATCTTGCTTATAAGTACTTTGGCAATGGTATACATCATGATAGCTATACCAGTGGCGAAAACCTAATGCATGAGAACATTAAGGCAAATACGGAGTTTATGAAGATTGTGAAAGGTGTGCCAAGTACTACAGATGAAAGTAAGACCGATAAAGATAAAAATGAGTAAATTTTGAGTAGAAGTTTTTTAGTATCTTAGATACTATTATGTAAAACATAAATAATAATTTGGGGAAATTTTTATGTTAAAAAAAATGTTTGTCGTAACTATCATGTCTATTTGTTTTGTTTCTTATGCGGAAGCGCGTGGTAATCAACCCTGCTCTAAAAGTAAAGGTGGTATAAAAGCTTGTACTGCTGAGGGTAAGTTCCTTTGTAATGATGGATCTGTAAGTGCATCTAAAAGAAAATGCGCTAAAGTTTGATTTTAATATAATTTAAATTATTGTATTTGAAATATAAAGTTTTAGTTCGATAAAGTATTATTGAAAGGTTAATTATGAAAAAATTTTTAAAATGGGTCATCATCATATTTATTATTCTGATTGTGATTGGTGTCATCTTTGGAAAGGATGAAGCAAGTAAATCTGATAATTCGCCTACTAAAAATAATGATCAAACTGCTTCAGTTGAGCCAGCTATTGAAGTCACCGCTGACCAATTATTGAATGCGTATAAAAACAATGAAGTTGCTGCTAATCAGCAATTTAAAGGAAAAAAATTATTAGTTTCTGCAACCATCGATTCAATTCAGGCTGGTCTAGGTGATGAGCCATATTTATCATTGAGAGCAGGTGGTGAAATGGAATTTAATCGTCCACAAGCCCATTTAGCCGATTCAGAGCAGTCCAAAGCAGCAACTTTAAATAAAGGTCAGAAAGTGAAATTACTATGTGTTGGCAATAGTGAGATTGCTGGAAGTCCTATGCTAGCGGATTGTGTTATTCAATAAGAAAAAAATAAAGCCTCTATTTTGGGGGCTTTATTTTATAAAAATTTTATTTAAATCTTAAAGATATTGTTATTCGATTCAAGAGTAATAATTTGTTAAACAATAAGCAATTAAAGAACACATTTGTCTCAATAGTATTTTTATTGAAGTTTTAGGGGAATATTTATGCTGGTGAAATTTATAGCGATAAAGAATATTAAACAATGGCAAAATAAAGAGGCCACAAAACCTGATTTTAAAATGCTAAATTTAATTTTCGGATCAAATGGTTCTGGTAAATCTACATTAAGTAATATTTTCGAATGTATGGTTGATCATGATTGGGAAAGGTTGAATAGGATGATTCCATATGAAAGTCCTGATCAGCAACCTTACATTCATATTATGGCCAAACATGATACTAAAGATATACATATAAAAAACTCAGAGAAAAATGACAAGATTAAATTTCATATTTTTAATCAATCATTTATTGATAGAAATATTTATACAGCTAAAGGGGTTGAAAGCTCTCATTTAACTGAATATTATAATTTTATATTCGGTGAGTATTCAGTTAGTGAACAAAAACAGATCGATGAACTGAAAGAAAAAAATGAGAAAAAAAATGAAGAAATAAAAACTGAAACAGCCTTAATAGAAAAAGAGATTGGTCTATCTTGGGCTTTAATAAAAAAGGAGAAGAAAAGAGATATAGAAGCTGAGAAAAATATTTTAGTTCTTAAAAAAAGAAAAGAGGATTTCTTAGCCATAAGCCATTTTAAGCAAAGATCAAAACTAGTTAATATTAATTTGACAATACCTTTACTTCATTTGGATGCATTTAATATAAAAGCAATTAATTCAAATATAGAAGATAAAAAATATGTTGAAAATCATTTTTTGATAAACTGTACTAAACATGATTCTAAGTGGATAGAAGATGGTTTGAAATTAATAAATGAAAAAAAAGTTTGCCCTTTTTGTGAACAAGATTTAAGTAAATCAAACTTGTTTTATAAATATAGAAATTATTTTGATAAAGAATATGAAACAATAAAAGCTAGTTTTAAAGAACATGCTCAAGTATTAATTAATCAGATTAATGAATTGAAGAGAAATTTAATTATTTGTACTGATAATATTGAAAAAAATAAAAAATTATCTATTCAATGGTCAGATAAGATAAGCTCGTCATATGATATAAAAGCTTATGATGTAAATGAGTTAATTGTAAAAATTGATAATCTTGAGGTTTTCGTAAAATCTGAATTAAAAGCAAAGTGGGCTAATTTTTTTCATAATGCTGACTTAACATCTATAGAACTAAAATATTTAGATATAAAAGAAAATCTTAAATTTATTAATAATGATATTGTGACAGCATTTAATAATGATATTGATAGTTTCCTAAAAACACTTGAGAATGTAAATGTATCTGAAATTGATCAAGAAATAAAAAAACTAGAATCTCATATTAAAATTTTTGATCCTAAATGTAGTGAAAGAATAGCGAATTTAAAATCAAGTGAAATAGAAAAGAAAGAAAATGAAGAAAAAATTAAAATTTTAAGAGCCGATATTGATCGAAATCAAATTGAATATATTGAGAAACATAAAGACTCTATTAATAGAATTTTATCTAATTTCTGTACAAATATACAGATTTCTCAGCTATCTAAAAATAACTCAGGTAAAGGAGGAAGTACTAGGATTCAGTATGTTTTGAAATTTATTGGAAAAGAGATGAATGCCATTAAAGATTCTGAAAATATTGTTAATCGAGTACTTAGTAACGGAGACAAAGCGACACTTGCTTTAGCCTTCTTCTTAAGCAAATTTAAAGAAAAGAATAAGGGTGGAGAAGTCATAATTTTGGATGATCCTATGTCATCTCTAGATTTGCATAGAAAAGAACAAACAATTGAACAAATTAGATTGTTGGTTGATCAACATTTTCAAGTATTTGTTTTAAGCCATGATGTCAGCTTTTTGTCAGAAGTATTTAATTACTCTAATCTAAATAATTATTCTCAATGTTTTGAAATACAATCAAATTTGAATAATTATGATCCATTTTTGGATGTAACTAAAAGCTATAGAACTTCTAAAATAGTACCTTTAGATGACTATAAAAAATATGTAATGCATTCATATTTCAGAGAATATCAAGATATCTATAATTACGCCTGTAATCCAGCTGAAGAGCATAAAGATGCAGTTGCAAGACGTATAAGACCGTTACTGGAATCATATATGAGATTCAAGTATCCGGTTCATTTCAACGAAGATGGTATTTGGCTTGGTAGTATGATTGATAAACTTAGAAGAACAACTGATACCGATAGTCCTTTATTTCTGGATGCTGATAAGTTGAAGCAACTAGAATTTATAAATGATTTTTCTAAAGGGTATCATCATGCAGTAGAAGCTGATACGAAATTACAATCTCTAAATTATCAAGTTCTTGGGCATTATGCACAAAAGACAATCCAATTTGTAACTGGGATATAAATGAATTAAAGCATAGATATATCTCAATATTAGATGATTATTTTTTCATATAAGCCATTAAAAAACAAAATTATTGTAGATGTTTAATAGGGTTTGGATATGTCAAAAACTGTAAAATTTAGCATTATTGGAATCATACTATTAGTAGTGGGTTATTTATTCGCATCTCCTTATATTGCAATCCATCAAATTAAAGAAGCAGTACAAAAAGGTGATTCGGAAAAATTAGCAAATTATATTGATTTTCCAAGTGTTCGCCAAAGTTTCAAAGATCAACTAAATGCCCACATGGTTAAGGAAATGGCAAATCAGAAGAATAACAATGATGAATTTGCAGCTTTAGGCGCCATGCTTGCCTCTGTTATGGTTGAAAAAATGGTAGATGCTATAGTCACACCTCAAGGTATTACCTTGATGTTACAAGGTAAAGACCTTAAACAGTCTGGGTTAATTCAAGATACACCTGCACCACAACAAGAAGTATCTAGCACTAATGAAAATATTGATTATTCACTCTCGTATCAATCATTTAATCGTGTGAATATGATTTTGGAAAATAAAGATAGACCAGAAAAAGGCAAAGCAACTGTAAAAATGGAAAGAGATGGTTTAAGTTGGAAAATCAAAGCTTTTGAAGTTCCAATGGATAAAAATTAAAGCTGCTTATGCAGCTTTTTTTAACCCACCATATAAATAAAACCGGCTGCACTGGTAATTAAACCAGTCAGCATGCCAATAATAAAAGGGTAGAGCCACATTAACTTTTCTCCTTGTAAATTTTGATTTCTGGCGTATGCGTTTCAAGTAGTTTCTTCATCCGAATAAAGTGGTAGTCCAGTACCAACCATAAAATGAGTAAGGCCAAAACCAGTAAGATAAGAAGGATAACCAAGCATGGAATCATCGGAAGTTCCTCTTTTTATTTTCATGATGCGTCTGGCACGCAATACATAAGGTGACAGCTCCATACTTTTGGCGCTCTGGCGGGATCTCGTTCCCGCACGCTTCACACTCGGCTAGCGAAGGTTTGGAGTAGTCTTTCGGTACAATTTGTACTTGTTCAATCTGGCGCATCTGCGCAATGTCGATGAGGTCTGTCATTATCGATTTCTCAACTGTCGTGAATCATGCGCAGTCGCAGTTTTTGGAATTGCACATAGTGAAACTGGGATATTGATTGCAGGGTTTGGTATTGCAGAGGGGGAGATAGTTGCTGCCCATTCCAGATGCGCTTTACCTGTCCAGCCACACTCCAGATTCTGGCACTGGCCATAGAGTGTTTTAAGTAAAGGGTTTTCGACTTGGGAATGTCTGATAATCACTTTTGAACCGCAATGAGGGCAAGCATTCTGATTTCTTGTATTGGCCATAAGGAACCTTTTCGGTTTATATTTTCTTATTGTACAGAAAAAGTATTATTTATAGTGATTTTATATTGATATTTGTACGAATTATCGTTATTTTATAAAGACGACGTAAAAACCCCTTTATAGCTGCTGAATCCCCATTCAGCAGTTTTTTTATGCTTTAACTTTCTTGGCTTGCTTTTGAGCAGTTAAAATACGCGCATATTCGCGCTTGATGGCCGTGACTGCACTGGCGCGCGATTTATAAGTTTTAACCATCACTTTCGGATTACTTTGGTCTCCAATCATGACCACATCGGTTTTAGGCTTTACACCTAAAGTTTTTGTCACTTCCGATGTTGCAATCACTTGAGATTTACTTTTTGCCGTTGATTTTTGCCTTTTGGCTTTTTGTGCCGGTGTTTCGTACCAGGCTTTTACTCCGGTGTAGTCCGCATAAGATTTGGCTTCACGGCTTTGTTTTTCTTCATTATCCAGCTTAGTATTGTCATCAAATAGGGTCGAGACATCATCGGCATTTGGAAGCTGCAGCTCAAGTTCAATACGGGTGGTATAGCCAGACGATTCATTTATGTCATGCGTGATGGTTTTACCGAGCCAGATAATTTCATCAATCTGAGTTTTAAGCCCTGTAAATGTAAATTGCTGCTCCGGAATTAAATCTGCACGTCCTTTAGCCAGCGTAAACGTAAGCGACTCTTCGTTTCGTTTACAGCGCTTTAACTCTGCCAGTGCTGCCAGCTCAGCGGTTTTTTTGTCACGATGAATAAAGCGGATCTCTTTCGGGTTATCGGTATGGGTACCCACAATTACATAAAGCTTTTCGCCTTTTTGGGGCGGATAATAAAATGCTTTCACACACTCAATTTTGTCATTGCTCTGGCCATAGGAATAACTGTGCTGATCGCCCTCACTCCGGATCAATTCGACTGCAGGTAAATCCAGCCCAGATGCAGTCTGGCTTTCTCCGATCGGAAGTAGCAGCAAGGTACCATTTTTCACTGTAGCAATAGCATCATTTTCATCGGCAAGACGTGTCATGATATTGGCATCGGAATCATTCTGATCGATATGGCTAACTGTACGATTGGCCAGAGAGGCATGCACCACCAATTTAAGTTTGTAGTCAAAGGCAATGCTTTGGAAGATCTCCTGTAATGTCACTTGATGAAAAGAACGCTCACGCTTTTGCCGAAATGACTCTGCCAGATCTGTACTTTCAGCAGAGATGTGTAAGGTATCTGGCGAACCCGAGTGTGAGCCACCTGTTACCAGATACGAGCCTTTGTAAATCAGGCCTGTGTCGCTCCATCCGAGCCAGACTTTCATTTCTGCACCTACAGAGGGAATTTCGAGTGCTTGATCTGAATCATCCAACGTGATGTCTACGCTATCGGCCACCATGCCACGATTGTCCTGAAGTGTCATACTTATTAGGCGTGATGCCAGATGTGACGAGATGTCCACGTCATTGACGGTAACGCGATAAATTGCGTTAGGGTAATTATTTAGACTGTTGTATTTGGCCTGTACCTGACTTAATACGCTCATAGGTATAGGCCTCCCAGACTTAATAGCATCTGGCCAGCAGAACCAATCAGTTTTTTAGTGGTGTCTTCTGTAATGGTGAGCGATACATCAAATGTGATTTTTCGGGTACCACCGTTATGGAAAAAGTTTGATCGGGTTTCATTGACCTGCTTAATCACTACCATGCCATAGATTTTGCCAGTACCTTCAATCATGATGTATTGCTTGCCGGTGTCTCCCATAGTCCGAAGTAAATCGAGTGAATTTTGATAACCGGTAATCTCCGGATAGATCTCTCCGGAGAGCGTAATGGTTTCTTCTTCCTTTCCGGTAAACTGGTAGGCCGGTGTGTTGCCAAAGCGGTTGTTCCCTGCGTGTCGCCAGGATGTCGAGCGCTGTAGCTCTTGATATGAAGCTGTTGAAAGCTGAAATACGAATAAACCGAGTGCCATCATCATGTGTGTATTACTCCCGATCTGTCAGCATGCGGCGTAAATCGGCATTACGCTGGCGGTCACGCTCAGCCAGAGCTTGACGTACTTCATTGGCTGCATTGCGAATAGGTCCACCACCACCAGCATTGATGTGAATGGTGATGTTGTCACTATTGGTCACGGTGATACTGCGCGGGCTATTAATTGCAGCCACACGTTTAAATTTTGGCGCTGTTTCGTTTCGGTCATCAAAACGACCTGTAGTTGAAACGGGTGTTTCAGTGATACCAATGCTATCGGTAAATCTACGTTTGAGTGTCGGTGTAGAAGGCATTGCCGGTGATGCATCAAATACACCGAGTGTGCGGTTGAACTGTGTTTGTAGTGCTGGTGTGCGCTGGTTTAGTCCTACACCTATACCATCGACGATATGCCCACCCATACCCGCCATGACACGTGATGGAGAGTGAATATCCATGCGCTTGCGCATAAAGTCTGGCATGTAACTGGTGACCTTCTCCCAAACGCCTTTGAGTCCATCAAACTTAGATTTGATACCATCGATCAACCCTTGGATGATCATTGATCCGAAGCCAGTAAACTGCTTAGGCAGATCGACACCGAACCAGGATAAAACTTTGGCGAAAACAGAGTAAAACAGACCTAAAGGGGACCAGTTTAAAATGAGTGCCGTAACGCCTCTAATTCCCCCATTAAAAGCCGTTTTAATGGTTGACCAGATGCCTATAAAAAAGCCTGAAATTGGCTCCCAATTGCGATAAATCAGATAGGCTGCACTGGCGACTGCAGCCACAATGCCCAATATGATCAGCCCAACAGGTGAGAAAATTGCGCCTACTGCACTAAAGCCTAAGCCGAGCGTACCAAGTGTCACTTTTAAAATGGCAATTGGCCCAAGTAGTGCTGTAATGCCTAACGCCAGTGCAGACAGCCCACCTACAAGTAAAATTCCGCCGACCGCAATTTTCGTCAGCGTAGCGGCTAAAGCAGGGTTTTCTTTCGCCCAGGCAATCACTTGATTGGTCAATCCTCTGGCTTTATCAATCACCATATTGAGAGGGGGAAGTAATACAGTTCCTATATCAATCCCTAGAGCAGACACGCTATTTTTGAGCAATTGAATATTGTTTGCTGAGGTTGCAGCACGTGCAGCGTATTCCTGTTCCATGGATCCTGCGTACTTCGATTTGTCTGCAACCAATCCTAAGTTCTTTTCAAGTGCCTCCATATTGGTGAGTAGTGGTGCAATCGCACTGAGTGATTCTTTACCGAAAAGATCTGCCAAGACTGCAGCCTGTTTGTATTTATCCAGCTTGGCTATCTGTTTTAAAACCATGAGTGTTGTGCCATTGGCATCCTTCTGCATGTCTTTGGCGACTTTGGCATAATCGATGCCAAGTTCCTTATATGCAGCTTTTTGCCCTTTGGTGGCCGATTCACCTGCAACCAGTGCCAGCATGGTATTTTTAATACCAGTGGCTGCAATTTCCTCAGATATGCCCATACCGCGTAAAGTGGCACCGAGTGCTGCAATGCTGGACGCTGCAAACCCGCCAACCTCACCTAATGGGCCAATGCGTTGTACAATTTCCATAATGCCTTTGGCAGCAGCGGGCGTGTTATTGCCAAGGTAGTTAATTTGATCTGCCAGTGTAGTGACTTGATCTTGCGACATACGAAAGGCTGTGCGTAGCTCTGCCATTGATTGTCCAGATTGTTCTGCCGATATATCAAAAGCCACGCCCATCTTCACTGCAGTTTCTGCAAAAGTGGTCAGTTCTTTACTGGCAATACCCGACTGAGCACCTGCAGCCACAATTGCTGCAATATCTTTGGCAGCCATCGGGAGTCGGGTGGACATATCCAGAATTTCAGTATTAATGGATTTAAACTCTGCTTCGGTACCATTAAATACTTTTTTTACATCTGCTAATGAAGATTCATAGTCGATGGCCAGCTTAACAGGTACGACCATAGCTGCCGTGGCAGCACCGGCAACCACCAAACCTTTTTTCGCAAAATCAGCGCCTTTTTGAAGTGCGCTCTGAATCTTTGTAAAGCGCTTTTGGGATTCGTTATTTTTATCTAATTCAACACGACGCTTGTTGAGCTCCATGGTGGTTTGATGGATCTTGTTTTTGAGATCGCTTTCTTCCTGGGTCAAGCGATCGACACCTTTGGCCACCTTATCAATATTAAAACCTGCTTTACTCAATGCTTGAGTATGTGCGTTGAGTTCGTTTCGCTGACTTGCTTCTGTTGATTTTAGCCGACGAATGCCTTGCTCAAGTGAACTCATCTTTTTGATTTGAGTATCGGTAAGAGTGTTGCCAGATTTCTCGATCTTTTGAAGTTCTTTGAGTTCTTGGCGATAGCCCTTTAAGGTTTGCTGTGTTTTTTCCAGTGCTGTTTGGGTTTGCTTGAACCGGTCAACTGAACGTTGTTGATCCTGTAATGCTTTGAGCTCTGCACTGGTTTGTTTAAATGCTTTACTCAGATCTTGTGAGCCACCAATGATGACTTTCATCGGGCCTGTAATTTTATCTTTTGCATCAAAAAGAACCTGAAGATTTAAAGTCGCCATTGGTGTTATTACTCTTCTGTTTTGTTGCGTTCTAAAGCTTTCTGGTGCCACATAAAAAGTTCAGACAAGGTCATGTCTATAAAGTCACGTGGCGACCAGTGAAAAATCAGCGCAATGTTGGCCATAGCATCTGTTACGTGACTTAAGACTGGATATTGATCGCTACACGTTGCGATTTCGGCATCAAAAAATAAATGATGTATCCTGCAATCTGGCCTAAATCGACAGAGTCCATTAATGTCATGGCTTCACGTGGGATCTGGGGAAACGTACATTTAGGAATGACCTGGCATAAGGCATTAACATCTGAGCGGTAAATGTCTTGCAGTGAAACGCCTGATAGAGCCATCACACCGGGTTTAGTAATGGTAATTTTTTCAATAGTTTGCCCGCCGACTGTAACTGGTGTTTCAAGTGTATATTCGGCTTGATTCGGGTTCTGGATGGTTGCCAGATTCTCGGCTTGTTGTTCAGTTGTCATGAGTTACATCCTAAAATGAAATAAAAAAACCTACTGCACACATGCTGCACAGTAGGGAAGGAAACTTATAAACCGCATGCTTTGCGCTGACCTTCCAGACGATCGACACCGTTGACGATCTCTTTCATGGCCAGTACATCAATTTCGATCTCGACCTTTCCATCGACTGTCAATTTGTAGTAGGTCCATTTGGTCTTGATGGTTTGTTCAGTGTCATCACCTGGCTTTTGAGTACCCATGTCAATTTCTTCGTGACGTCCACGAAGTACGGCCTCGACTGCAGTAATGGCACCGGTATCATCTTGCTGATAGGCTCCAGCAAAACGCAAAAGTACACCTGAAGCAGAGGTAATACCGTACTGACGAATAGAGGTGAGGTTTAGTCCACCGACTTTCCATTCAAAATCGATGGAATCGTCTGACATACCTTGATCGATGGCCACGGGGCCATTCATACCGCCACCACGGAAATTTTCCATGTTCCGGCCAAGCTTGGGTAAGGTACATTCTGCAACCTCTCCAACGAGCGATTCGGCATCATTGAAGAGGTTCATATTTTTAAGTTTTCTTGGTAAAGCCATAATGTTTTACTCGTAATGAAAGAGGAGTACAGCCTTAAGCTGTAATCCGTGCACCGAAATCGGCAAGGTAGTCGTCGGTCAGATTTTGGTAAAAACCAAGATCCTCTAAAGGCGGTACAGGGCCGTAGTCATACGACAAGCGGAATTTACCTGCAGAGAGGTTTTCAACCGGATTTTTTGTTTCGTCGTACCAAGCTTGGCCACCCATGAGATAACCCTGTTTTGATAGGTCGCTTAGTTTTGCATTGACGCCTTCGAGCAAGTCGCTGGCCAGAGATGGATGAAGCGGTTTATCGACCGCCCACATATGTGCTTCTGCAACGGTATCAGCCAGAATCTGTGCTGTGCGGGTCGAGACTTCAAAAGGATAATCGCCCGTTGAATCACAAGTGCGTGAACCCCAGAATCGGAAACCATCTTCACGGATGAGCGTGGTAATCTCATTGGAGTTGAGATAGTCGGCATCTGTGCCGGTTTGTTGCAGATCCCACCATACGTCACGATCGATACCGACTACGCCATTGACGGCTACGTTTGAAATGACCTTGTGCCAGCCAATTAAGCTATCGATTTTCGCGCGTAGACCGAGCGCGTAGCCGACTGGTGAAATGGCTTCATTCTGCGATGTGTCAGTGTTGTAATGAATGAACTGTGGCCAGATAAGCATGAGCTCACGCGCTGCAAATGATTCACGATAAGCCACAACTTCTTCTTTTGAGTCACAGCCATAGGCATAGGCATAAGCAAAACCGCGAAGCTTTTGTGCAATACTGATCAGCTCAGTCGTCACGGCCTGAGTATCGAGCCCTGGTGCGCCCAATACGCGGGGTGATGCACCAAACTTGGCCTTTGCAGTGAGTAGAGCTTTTAAACCAGTCAGTTTGCCTGCTGCGGTTGTGGACCCTACAACAAGTGAGGTTTGTTCAGCTTCTGTGGTGGCAGTGGGTACACGTACTACAATGACCGTGGTATTGGCCTGATCCACAATTGCTTGAAGTGCTTTTTTCAAGGTGCCAAGCTTGCCGGCTTTTCCAATCACACTTTGAATGTTGGTTACCAGAACAGCAGTATCTTCAGGAAAGGTAGTCTCATCTGCATCCGATGCAGTAGCGACTAAACCAATGATATTGGTCGTAATGGTGCGAATAGCGCGTCGGATCCCGTCTGTGAGCTCCGAGACTCGTACACCGTGGTGATATTCATCTAATGCCATGGGGCAAAACCTTTATTGATGTTTTGTTTCACCAAAAGGCTTGCATAAAAAAACCCACGATTTAAGTGTGGGGTTTTGTAAGAGGGGATGTTACAAATTGATGTTTCACTGTCATGCTTTGATGTTTGTATATGAGTTGTACAAAAGTGAATTTAATTATGCAGTGAATTTTTTAAAGCAGATTCAGCTTCTAATAATAAATCTGAATCGTTTATATATATAAAGTCGAGCATGCGTGTCGATGGTGTTAATGCATCATTAGTTGAAATAGAATAATTGATTGTTGCAAGTTTTTTTTGCTTATCAAGTATTGTTACCTCAACAACTGTATAGATAATTTCAATTTTTTCAGATGTTTTCTCCCCTAAGATTCCATAATCTTTGATAAATTTTTGAGTTGTTACTTGCTCTGTTCGTGAAAATGACATGATTTTTACCTATTTTAAGTTAAAGTATTTCAAAAGTTGGAGTAGATGAACCTAAATATTTCCATACCACTGTTCCATCTACTTCTGTTTGTTTAAATGCAGTTCCTACAGGTTGACTATTTCCACTAACTCCTGCCTGTACACAAACATATGCATTACCATTTGCATTAATCAGTGAATCTAATGAATAACTTGTTGATTGCGTCCAGTTATTGCTGACAAAGAATCCAGTCTTAGTACAATACCATCCCAACTTTCTATTTGTTGGATGTCGAACGATTTCACCCGCTTGGTAAAATCCACACGTTGGTATTGCATCACTTACCGTAAAGGAATTGGCATCTTTGAATTTCAAAATTGAATTTGGCTGAATATTCGCTGATTGAATAATCTGTCTATCCCAAACGTATATCTCTTTTTCTTCAATATTCTTAAAATCATTAGATTTAACTTCTAATCCAATTCCTGAACTTGGCATTGCAGTAGAATTTCCATCAATGATTCTTGTACCAGTATTTTTAAAAATATTATTAGCTATCAGAACACCAAAATTTCCAACTGCCATAGGATACTGTTTGGCATTGCCACTTGGGAAATAGACTGTCTGCAAAGTCGTATCAATCTCATTATTAGAAATATTTACATTGTAAATCTTGTATGACTTTTCAGTGTCTCCACCCCAAATTTTCAAAGTTTGTCCGTTATTAATTTTATTATTGTTTATTAATACATCAGAAATATCATTTAAATCCATCATTGCATAAACAAATGCATGATATGAACCTTTATAATAATTACCATTACCTGCGTTAAAATCATTACCGCTTATCATTATAGATTTTGCGCCCATTAGATAAATACTAGCAGCATATGCAGAATTACCTCCTACCCACGTCCCATCGATATAGAATTTGCAAGATTTTATTGAAATTGTATAGCAAGTTGATTCACCAGCTGTAAACGATGAAACAAGAATATCGCCACGTTGGATTACGCTATTATCTGCAGGTTGTCGAAATACCACACCGATAATTTCAATATTGTTTGAATTTGATTCAATCGCAATTCCGCCATATCTGCAATTTGAGACGTAGCCACCATTTACTTTACAAAACTTTGCTCCACCAGTGTTAAATGCAATGCCCGCATCATTGCAGTTTATACATGTTGGATTGATCACTTCGTTATAAGCAGATTGTGTAAAAAACATCGAACCAGTGAATTCAACGACACAATCGACAATCTTTGTATGTAAACATTTATCTATTCCACCAAAACTAAAAACAGGGCTGCTGCCATGTGAGCGAGTACCGTAGCATCGCGTAACATTTGTATAATGAGCATGTTCAAGAACACCGATGAATGATTTACATTGCGTTTTTCCATTCATGCCTTTGAGTGCATCAATACCTGAAAAATAGCCAGCAGCGATGTCACCGTTGCAGTCTGCCCATAAATTATCAAAAATACAGTGATTATTATTTAATCCAATAATGGTCCAATCACTATTTTTCCAGTTATCAAGCACATAAAATTTCCCGTTTGAAATTTTGGTAAAGTCTTTACGCGTAAATATTGAACTTGAGACACCAAAACTCCCTCCACAAAGATCAAAGTTTAAGAACTCGGTATCAATCATCCGTTGTAATGCTTCAGTTGAATCGATACTTTTATTGTTAATTGCTCCAGCCATTTCTGGCGTTACTTTCGAATCAGTGAGCTGACGTTCCCAACCGTTAAAGACTAGGACTCCATCATTTTTGTCTGATTTTTCAGCATTATATTTAAAATTACCACCGCCTTTATTCATTCCATTGTAATAACTTTTCACAAATAGGGTTTGTTGATCAAAAGGATCAGAAATAGCCAATAATTCATCAATACTATTTACTGTACTGATAGCCTTATTAAATTGATTATTCACAAACTGAATCGTTGCTAACACAACATCTGGATCAATCACTAAATCAAAATTAGCGGTATTATCAATTTGCAAAATCATGCGGAAGGACATGATACGTGCAGTACCATCACTTGGATTTGGTTTATATGTAGGTGGATAGTTTGAATATGCAACCAGTACATTACCGGCATATAACCCCAATTCGCGTATATTAAAACCACCAGTGGCTGAAGCAATAATCGCGTCAGCACGAAGCCAGTTCGCATTGTTTAAATCCGGCGCGAGACTATTTAGTTGGGTTCGATGTACTTCACGGACCATCGAGGTAAAATTTTCATTCGGAACAGGTAATGAACCACCGCCATCACCAAAGGCCATGCTTGTAATCCCAAGCTTGGTGCCATTACGAATTGCTTCAGTTAGAAGTTCCAGACCTTTTTTTGTGAAAACTGAATAATAAATTTGTTCTGCCATGTTTAAGCTCGCGGATAGATGGTGGTGTCGTCATGTCCAAAGAAGACAAAAATCGGACAACAAATAGGAGTAAATTCGTTTTGTTTGGGATAGATGGTGACGTCTTCACCGTCGTACATGGCACAAGCGATATTGGTATCACCACGTACTGAGACCACATTAACTTCAATGCCTTTGAGTTCACGTGTCAGAGGTTTTGCATCATTCAATAATGCGATCAGGGTGTTGTAGCCTGATTCGCTGAGCTCATTACCTTCGGTATCGATGGTGATTTGAAATGTTCCTGGTGTATTGGTTGGCTGCTCTTGCCACCACTCGGTCACTGATAACGAGTATCCAAAGGCTTTGGTAATTTCTTTCAATGCGGCCACAGTGCCTTTCTTTTGATGAATCTGAAAAGAAGCACGAATTTGGGCAATTTTCTCTTTGTCTGACCAGTTTCGATTCCAGCGGTCGACACTGTTTTGCCATGCAATGAGTGGAAGAAAATCGTTAGGGGTGTTTTTAAGTGTAGTAATTGCACGAATATTGACGTCTAAGTCCGTGGCTTCAGAAGTCACACTACAAACATTGCGTTCAAGTAGTGTTGAGTTAGGCGGGAGAAGTTTATTCATCAAGCTTCTCCAGCATTAATGGTAATCTTGGTACAGTGCGCGACTTGAACGTGGCTTACCTCAACATCTGCAGCAGGGCTTGAAATCACAACATGAACAACGCCTGACACATGCAGCAAGTTGTAAATTTTAGAAAGGTAAATAGACCGGCCAATACGTCGGCTTTCATCTAAATATTTTTTGACTGCTGCGGTGGCTGCTGAAATTAGAGAGTCTGATTCGGGTAAATTGTTAGTAAATATTGTGGCGGTGAGTTCAAAAGGAATCACATCGACTGATTGAACTGTCAGTCGATCTGCGACAGGTCGACGTACATCATCATTTAAATAGCTTTGTATGATTGATAAAAGTGCGTCGGTTGCTGCACCTGTTTCCGTATCATTTTGTAAGATGGTGACTAGTGCTTCGGCTGGTGCAGGACTGGATGCTTTGGCATCGGCTACACGACCATCGGCACTTAGGGCATGGTATTCGTATGCTGAGGTGGGCCCAGCAACGGATAAGGAGTCAAAAACCAGAGATGCGCGATAACGCAAAGCATCATCGGTTTCATACACAGCATCGCTATCTGCAGTTGCTTCATTAATCAGTAATCGTTTAATGCCATAGTTAGCTACGACGGCATCAAGATCGGTCTTTTCAGCAAAAGCTAGTAGCACAGAAAGTGCTGCATTATTGATGCGGTTACGCAGAATGACTTCACGATAGGCATTTTCTTCTAAAAACTTTGTCAGTGGTTCGCTTTCACGCTGTAAAGTCTGACGAATCTGATCCTGATCATTACTATCAAATAAACTAATCAGTTTTTCTTTACGCTCAGCAAGAATCGATTCAAAGTCAATTTCTTCAACCATGCTGGGCTTGGTAAGTTGTGAAAAGTCGACGCTCATATTGAAGATCCCATTTGCAGCGGAATAGATAATTTTTTATTGTCGGAAGTACCAATGATCCGAGCGTCTAAATCGACCTGAAACTTACCGTTTTCAACAAGCGTAAACTTGGCACTACTTAAGCTGACGCGATTTTCCCAAGTTAGAATGGCAGTTGCGCTTGCTGCCATAACTTGTAGTCTCACAGCATCATTAAAAGGCTGATCAAGCAGCTTAAAAATCATGGACCCGTACTCACGACGCATGACACGGCTTCCAATCGGTGTCGTTAAAATGTCTTGAATCGATTGCTTAATACTTTGAAATAATTCGATGGACTGGCCATTTTCGCGTGACATCATGGCGTTGGTACTCCGGACAGGTCTGAACCTGACTTGACGTCTTTGGTTTTATGGAATTTAAGGCTGATATCACCGGCTTTCACGTCACCCGCTGTACTGAAATCACCAGAAGAATGGCTGGATCCTTGTACCAACTGGCTACCGCCCACCGTGTTATTGCCAGTCATTGCGGTACTACCATCAATTTGAACGTTACCAACGTTGGTCTGGTCGCCATTCACAAACAGTTTGCCGTTAATCGTGGTATCTGCATTTACGGTAAGACCACCAGACGCGGTTAAAATTGCGGTAGCACCAGCGGGTAAAATTGCTTGTAGACTATGGTTTTTAGTGTCGTAGCTGATAACTGCACCGTCTTCAAATAAGCGTAACTTGATATCTGGATCTTGGGACGGGGTAGGGAAAGCTTCATTATTAAGACCCACAACGACGATACCCAAGGCAAGTTCACCAGCAGGGCTAAATACCACACACTCTTCTTTGATACTGGGTAAATCATGAGTTGAATCTTTACCGGCTCTTAAATTCAGTACGCGTAATTCATCTGTCACGATATCGCCAAGATCGACAGTGACAGTGTGGAAAGGTTTAGACGGTGTAACAGTCTTGATGCGTCCGAGTCGAATCACATTTTCAAGACGTCGATTGATTTCTGCATTCATGCGCTTACTTTGCGCGAGAGCAAATCAGACTGCATCAATCTTGATTTGTAAGAGGGGATGCTACAAACGAAAAGGCTTTTTATTTCAATTTATCGAAATGATCTAAAACAGAGTCTTTGATCATTTTTATATCTGACTCACTGAAGCCGAGTAATTCGCGTTTGGGATAGGTAATAAATGGACCATTTTTGGCAACACGTCCTCGCAAACCTTCTTGATGGATCTTGGCAACAAACACAGCACTACTTAAAAAGCCGACACTTACTTTTTCAGCGTTAGAGAAATTCCTTAAATATTTTAATGATCTTAATTTGGTAAACATTTTTTGGCGTAATCTTTGACCATCCCTTAAACGTCTAGGAGTATAGGAAGATCCGTCTGGATTTTTCTGGCCAGAAATACGTTGTTGCTGATTACGTCTTAAATCTTTACCAATTTTTTTGTTCAGCTTTGTCATTTCAGACGAGCTGAGTTTCTGAATAAAGGGGTTTAGAAATTTGACCAAGTCATCGAGATTATCTTGCATGGCTTACCTCTTGTTGAATAAAGGCATTTCAATGCTGACAGAATCTTGAGGCTCTGCACTGGTCCAAGCTGCCAGAATATTTCCATGGTCATCAATCAGCTCACATGGAGTAGCGGGCAGAGCTGCTGTCAACTGTGGCTCTTCTGGGTAGCTAAAACTAAATGAGCCATCTTGATTCTTGGTCAGAATGACGCGTTCAGTCAGTTCAACTTCGAAGAGTACATCGACTTTATCGTTATCCAGAATCTCGGCTTCAAACTTGACCGCATTTTTATTTTTTTCAAGATTGGCCATCAATTCAGACTGGTGAACGCGTAACCACTGAAACAGTAAGAAAGCAATCAGATCAGGATCACCAGAGAAATCCTGAATCAGAAATCGGACTGGACAAATACTTTCCATACTGTATCCAGTCGCTAAGGTTGAACGGTAGCGACCAGATTCAATCAAGATACTTAGCTTATCCGGATTGTCTTTCAGGAACTGAATATTTTGAACCAGATAGTCTCTCAAGCTAATTGGTTTTTTCATGCAGCTTTATTTCCATAGTTTGGATCAAGGCGATTCATCACACGTAGAAACTTGGTGTCATAGCCGAGCTTTTTATAGTTTTTGCCGTTGTACAGGCTAAACACTGCATGCCAGTTTTCAGCACGTAAGGCATCAAGTAATGATATTTTTTTGTCATCCACTACACCGACTTTGGTTTCACAGTAGCGTAGAAAGCTTTCAAATTGCAGCGATTCACTCAGGTATTGATGCTCAACAAATTCTTGAACTGATGAATAGCCGAGAGCTTTCCAGTTTTCGCCCATCAACTGAAAACGGCCCCAACTGGCAGATTGCAATGCACATTCTTCATCGATTTGTCTGGCCAAAGCGAGTCGGGTGTATTCAGCTGCATTACCATGGTATCCGCCTGTCTGAGTGTTCACGACATTGGGGTATTTGGCCATCATCTGATTTGCAAAAGCTTTTCCGCGTTTTTCTACCAAGTAAAAATACATGCGATGACGCTCAAATAAAATCTTTGGTCGGCCATCAGGTAAGTAACCCTGACCAAGCGTTTCGACTTCAGCGATCGCACGGATAACAGTTTCTGAAATACTCAGACGCTTTGCGCCAGCAGTTAAGTCGGCATCTTTCAATGCTTTGGATACATCGACACCTTGCAAGGCTTTTAACGTGGTTTCACCTACAATACCATCGACTTTAATGCCAGATTTTTTCTGAAACTGGATGACGGCAAACTCGGTACTCTCACCAAAATCACCATCGATAGATAATGGCTTGTTACTTTTACCTTTAATTCCATTTTTGATCAGTAATTGCTGGAGGCGAGTGACGTCTGTTCCCTTTGAACCGAATTTCAATAATTTCATGATTCGCTCCAGATCAGTTTGGCCACATTTCCTTTAGACCTGTAAATGATGATGGTGAGTAATACAGCAAATATCGCATCCCATAGCGTCACCGGATCTTTAAAGAAAAGGATATGGACGGCTTGTCCCATAAATGACGCAATCAGCAATGTGGCTAGGAATGAATAACCACGATGAAAATCTGTGTCATTTCGATTGAAGCAAACAATGCGAATACCACAGAGCATATACGCGATAACAGCGATCAACTGGAATAGAAATTCAATCATGATGATCCTCCTCGAAAGGCTTTCCAAAGATCTGAAAGCTTGCTGGCTTTTACCCAGTCCACAGCTTTGATCAAAATAAATAACGAAAATGTCGATGTAATCAGTGCTGCCGTCGCATCACTGGTAATGAAAGTCCGACTGGTAATTTCAGGGGCGAGCAGATAACCAATTCCGGTCGAAAGCAGCATGGTGCGCAGGCGTGAAAGGGCGGTCAGATTTTTTTCATAAGTTGCAATGAATGCAGCTCCGAGTACTGCTCCTAAAAGTGCGTTACCATTGATGAATGGCAGTAGTGATACAGCACTTAATGTCAGTGTTGAAAGACTAGTGGTAGTCGTTGGTTCAGGCATATCAATCCCATAAATTAATTGTTTCAGTGACCTGTTCCTGTGAAACTTCAGGCAGGATGATGTGTGTCCCCAGCTCAAGAATAGGCCCTTGATCAGATAAGCCCGGATTGGCATTTAAAACCGCTTCAACAACTCCAGAAGTTCTGCCGTAATAACGCCAGCAAATGAGATCGATGGTGTCGCCCTGAACAGCCGTGACGGTTTTGCTCATATCAAATCCACCGTACAGCGAGATTGACCTAGCAGATCGCGAATGGCCCAGCGCAAATTTCGGCGGTGATCATCCACAGTCGGTTCCAATTCTTGCCCGCGTTTCTGGCCTTCACCTGTACTGTCATAAGCACGGTATTTTTCGTTGATATCGGCAGCTACGGCACTGTGAATCGCTCGCTCATACAAAATTTGTGTATTTGCCTTACCGCCAATCTGGCCAGTCGCCAAATCATTCAGGGAGCTTGCTTTAGTCTTTAGCGTGCGTAACTGATGATTAATTTCGAGCATTGCAGCGGTAATCGAATCGGTTAAGCGCTGATTCGTCACGCTGCCATCGAATCTGACTTTTTGTCTGACGTCTTCTAACGCGACATCTGGAAAAAACGGATCATTCGAGATGACTTCAGAAGATGTGCTTTGAGGGGCATTAAAGCTAAAACCAGTCATTGTTATATCCTAGGTGGTCGGTGGATGATGGTTCAGAACAACAACTTAAAAGTTGTGTCATCCCCATCATGCCGACCAGGTGCAGGGGGCACAGGGTTAAGAGGAAGGTGTAGACGCTTTTTCCTCTTGTTGTTTGGTCAGTAACTTTTCGGCTCGTTCAAGATCCTGCTTACAGCCAACATTGTCTTTTTTAGCGATCGCTTTTTTCATGTATTCAATCGCAGGGGGAAAGTCATTTTGCGCTAAAAACAGTTTCCCAATTGCGCAGTACAATTTGGCTCGGATTGGATCATGCAGATCGAAACCTTCGGTCATTTGCTCGGCACAAAGCAGTGTGTTCAAGTCAAAAGTTTCATTTGCCTTGATTTTGGATAAGGCCGCATTGGCAATTTCTTCTGCCACAATACTTGGCGTGTCTCGGCTAAACGAATCCGGCATATCTAGGCCATGATCGAGTGCAAATTTTGCGATTTCCAAGCCTTGTTCAAACCAGCCAGCATCTAGGCACCAGAGCATGATGGTCGTAACAATTTCGTCCTCAACTTTGGTATTGGCGGCAATGACACCATTTACATAGGCCAGATATTTAGGGATCAGATTGGCTTTGGCCAACGCCTTGGATTGATCAGACTTAATATTGGATAACAGTGATTTATCGTTTTTTAGCTCAAGTAGCTGCAACTGATAAATCGAAGCATCGGTACGACTGCCACCAAACTCATCGGCTTTGGCTGCTTGTTCAGCCAAAACGCGAAGGCGGTGATTACGTGCATGTCCCATAATTCACCTACAAAAGTTGAATGTTTTCGACCAAGCCTACTTTTTCATAGGCTTCAATCACATAGTCTTCATTGCTAGACTGATAATCCGCAACACGGTTCTTTTCCGGTTCTTCACGGATAAAACGACGTTTAGAGCCTTCAAGATAGTAAATAGAAAGATTGTCTAAAGACGTAATCAGGCAGGCATTGTCTGGAAAGAAGGGAACACGTACCGCAGGTAAGCCACCAATCTGCTTTTGACCGACCAACACCTGACCCGCAAGTACGTTTTGGTTGTCCTGTTCTTTGTTCAAAATGGCAAAGTTTTTGTCATTCAGTAATGAACGTCCACAGATAACCACCAGATCGGTCGCATCCTGATGCACTTCATCAATCAGATCATCGACAGCATCCTTCACCAGTGCATCAAGTGTTTTATAGTCACCATTTGCACCCACTGTAATTTTGCCTGAACCTGCCACAACCTCAGTCATGCAGCGCTCTGGGCTACGGGTACGGATTTTGTGCAACCATCCTTCATTAACGTCTTGCAATAACGGGTTTTGAGTACGATTGGTGGTGGCTGCAATACTGGTACCATTCCAGCCAATCATGATCCGATCTAAACCAATCGCTTTAGCACAGGCACTGGCCCATTTGTCTGGGAAATCCTGAAATTTGGCCCATGTATCAATTTTGGAATAGAGCAGAGCAATATCGAAGTCAGTTTTCTGGCAATCGTAAGTATTGTCTGAAAAACCTGTCGGATCCGATGGATTACGAATTTTATCGCCTGTGGTATCGGTACGGCCTGCAATGGTACGTGTGACCGACAAACCAATGGCCTGACCTTTTGGCTCGGGCACTGGAATCACATTGATGCGGCCCAAAAACTCACTTGAAAGCTGAATCTTCTCTTCAAGTGACTGTGCGGGAGTCGGTGCAATCGAAAATTGGACGTTTGCACTTTCGACACCATTGATACGTGCAACTTCACGTACATAGTGGTTAAAGAGTTTACGTGTATCGTTACGCATGATTTTGAAATTCCGTATTAGTAAACAACAGCAGTTGAAGTACCAGCGTTACCAGTACTTTCAGGGCGTTTTTGATGGTTTGGATCTGGATGAGAATGAAAGGCTTCTGAAAGCTCGTTGTACTTTTGCTCTAAAGAAATGAACTTGGTTTTCAACTCATTAAAATCATGTTCAATGGTTGAAAAGGCGGTATTTTGCTTACCAAACGTTTCTGCAATTTGCTCAAGCACCTGCTTAACATCGCTAAAGTTTTGCTTGGCTTCTTCACCTTGCTTTTCAATTTGCGGAGTAAAAAACTCACTGAATTTTTGAATCATGCCAACAAACATATTTTTGCTGTCATCTTCAAACTCCATTTCGGTTTCGATGGCTGTAGAAAACAAATTGGTTTTGGAGTTCTCGCCAAATTTAGCCACCATGCTTGAAAAACTGAGCTTTTCTGTACCAATCGATGCGGGAGAATCTGTCACCGCCAAACCGACCAGATAAGCAGATCCTTTGCCTTGAAAATTGGGATCAATTTCGATACTGGTAAAGATTTTCTGACGTTTCTTGTTCATCTCGACCAGATCCGGAGTAGCATCGAGCTGCGCAAAAAGGGCCAGTTTCTTGGAGCCGTTAAACTCGATTTCTTCTGACTTTACGGCCATTACATCGCCATAAGCTCGAAATGAAGAATCCGGCATGATGCCGCGCAAATGCTCAACCCAGATACGTGCGCCATATACGTCCTGACTATAAGATTTTGCAGCCTGTTCAATCCAGGCACGTTCAATCACGCGCCCATCGATGGTGTCGCCTTCAACCGCAACACGAAAGAATTTTGTTTTGTTTGCCATGATCTATAACCGTTTAGGAATTTTGCTCTACAAATAATGAGCATCATTGAAAGTCCTACACGATTAGTAAACACAATGACTTTGTAAGAGGGGATGCTACAAAAACAACACCAAGCTTTATGCCAGATGCATTGATTTAATTGGCGCATGAATACATTAGACACAGAACGCTTCGAGCTGACATTCGACTGCCGGATTAAAGCGAAGTTCCTGTACTGGATGGGCTGGCGCATTAGTGCGATTGCAGAGTATCTACAGGAAAATGAAAAAACCGTTCATTCGTGGAAGGCACGCGATGAGTGGGATAAAGACGCACCTGAAGGCTTGGCTGCTCAGGCATTAGAAGCACGTCTGTGTACCTTGTATCTACTCGATAAAAAAACACCAGGCGATTTTAAGGAAATTGATTTACTCGAACGCCAAAAAGACAAATACGCCAGACGTGAAAAGTACCTGACCAATGAAGGCAATGAAGGCGACATTAATCCAAAAATTCAAAACCGTAATGCCAAACCGAAAAAAATGCCTAAGCGTAATCTCATCACGCAGGCCATGATTGAGAAGGTACAGGCAGATTTTGATGAGGGATTGTTCGACTACCAGCGCAACTGGTGGAAAGCCAAAAATCAGCGCTCTCGAAATATCCTGAAAAGCCGTCAGATTGGTGCAACGTACTATTTTGCACGCGAAGCATTTGTCGATTCAATTACGGGAGGAAGTAATCAGATATTCCTTTCTGCGTCTAAAGCGCAGGCGCATGTATTCAAATCTTATATCAAGGCGTTTGCTGCTGAGTCGATCGATCTAGACTTACAGGGCGACCCAATCACCCTTAACTTTGAGGAAGGGCCATCATCTGACCTGATTTTTTTGGGTACCAATGCCAAAACTGCGCAAGGTTTTCATGGCAATTTCTATTTTGATGAATATTTCTGGGTACATGGCTTTTTGACCTTACAAAAAGTTGCCTCTGGTATGGCCATGCACAAGCACTGGCGTAAAACCTACTTTTCAACACCTTCCTCTAAAAGCCATGAAGCCTATAACTTCTGGACAGGTGAAATCTTCAATAAGGGCCGAGCCAAAGACAAGCGCCTGAATATCGATGTGAGTCATGAAGCGCTTAAAGATGGTCGCCTGTGTGAAGATAAAATCTGGCGTCAGATTGTCACCATTCTGGATGCAGAGCGGGGCGGTTGCGATCTGTTTGATATAGATGAACTGCGTTTTGAGTACTCGGCAGAAAGCTTTGCCAACTTGCTTATGTGTATGTTTATGGATGACGGACATTCCGTATTTCCATTAGCAGTCATGCAACAATGTATGGTCGATTCTTGGGTACTGTGGGATCGAGACTTTAAACCACTGGCATTACGGCCATTTGGATATCAAGAAGTGTGGGTGGGCTATGACCCTGCCGAAACTGGCGATACAGCAGGCTTGGTGGTTATTGCACCGCCATCCATTAATTATCCGAAATTTCGCTTACTGGAACGCCATCAGTTTAAAGGCATGGATTTCAAGGCACAGGCAGCTTATATCAAAAAAGTCTGTGAAAACTATCGAGTAACTTATATCGGGTTAGATACTACAGGAATGGGCACAGGCGTTGCACAGCTTGTGCGCCAGTTCTTTCCTGCACTCACAACCTTTAGCTATTCGGTAGAAGTCAAAACCATGCTGGTGCTTAAAGCCATGGATGTACTTCACCATAGCCGCTTCGAGTTCGATGCAGGCTGGACCGATGTAGCACAAAGCTTTATGGCTATTAAAAAAACCATGACCGGTTCTGGTCGTCAATTCACATTTGAAGCCACGCGCTCCGAAGAAGTCGGGCATGCCGATCTGGCTTGGGCATGCATGCATGTGTTTGTCAATGAACCCCTTGAAGGACGTAACTTCCACAATACTGCTGCTATGGAAATATTTTAATGAATGCACAAGACCATTTACCGACGCTAACTCAAAACAATTCCATGCAGGCATTTACCTTTGGAGATCCAGAGCCAGTATTAAACACGCATGATCTGATGAGTATGTTTCAGGTGTACTGGAATGGCACTTACTATGAGCCACCTGTGAGCCTAGACGGTTTGGCCAAGTCATTTCGAAGTACGCCTTATTTGTCGACCGCCATTATTTATAAGCGTAATCAACTGGTTTCGGCATTTAAGCCAAACAAACTGATGTCTTCAAAGGCATTTGAGCAACTGGTAATGGACTTTCTGGTTTTTGGTATGGGTTATGTGGAAGCTGTAAAAAGCAGATCGAATAAGATTGTGCAGGTGACGACGCCTCTTGCCAAATACATGCGCCGCAAGCAAGACCCAAAAGAATTCCTCATGATTACCGAAAACTGGAAGTACCACCATTTTGAGCGTGACACAATTTTTCAGGTTCGAGAGTGTGATATCAATCAGGAGATCTACGGCACACCTGAATATCTGGCAGCTTTACAATCGGCTTTTTTAAACGAGTCTGCCACGTTGTTTCGTCGAAAATACTACAACAATGGCTCACATGCGGGCTTTATTTTGTACCTGACCGATCCACAGCAAAGCGAAGAGGACGTCAATAACTTACGCCAGGCACTCAAAGACAGCAAAGGGCCAGGGAACTTTCGTAATCTGTTTTTGTACTCCCCGAGTGGTAAACCAGATGGGATTAAGTTGATACCTGTATCGGAAGTGGCAGCAAAGGACGAGTTTGCACACATTAAGTCCATCACGCGGGACGACATACTGGCAGCCATGCGGACACCACCACAGCTACTTGGGATTATTCCCAATAATACAGGTGGTTTTGGTTCGATTACGGAGGCAGAGCAGGTGCATTGGAACTCGGAAATTATTCCGCTTCAGCACCGGATTGCAGATCAAATCAATGGATGGATTGGACAGAGCGTGATTACATTTAAAAGTTATGCAGAGATACGAAACAATGTGAACACAGCTTAAAAAATATATCATCTGAATTTGTAAGAGGGGATGCTACAAATTCACAAGCTTCTTTTGCTTCTTTGAAAAAGTGAATAATAAAAAATACATAGCAAAAAACCCAAGATGTGGCGTCTCGGGTTTTTTTGTGTCCACCACTTAAGCAGATAAGAGGTAAACCATAGGTGAATTTTAACCTAAATTTAAAGTTGGATAAAGTAATGGAAGTGTTTGCAAAATATAAATCATTACGAAACATGTATTACGCATTAATTGCAGTCATTGGACTATACGGATTTGCTCAGATTATCTCGGCCATTCGATGGTGGTAAATTTCATCCCAAAGAAGGTATAGAAACGAAAACTTATCACTGTACCAAATTCCTGCGTAGGAACAGCAATACTTTTGATTGCTACTAATCCTTTTCTTTGTTTGCTTGCATATTTTTTAAAGGTAATAAAAAGTGAAGTAAAGAAGTACCGCTAAAGTACAACTATCTGTACAAAGAATTGCACATCTAATAAATGAGTGGTTATAGTTAAAAGTATGGATTTTTAAAAAATATAATTAAAAAAACAAAAAGGGTCACTTCGGCAATTGTAGTAACTTAGATACTCTGTTAAAATACATCTGCCGATGTCGATTTATTTATAAATCGACATCGGCAGATGTATTCGCGAGAAGTTTTTTTCAAAGTACTAAGTATGAATTTTGTAAAAAAGATTGAAGAAACTTAGTGACTCAGGTACTCTTCCTTAGAAGTTCCTAGGAACTTCTAAGGAAGAGTACCGATCTAATTCTTGTATTTACCAAAATAAATGGAGGTCACTCATGAATAGTATGGTAGCACCTCGTCGTCCAGTTTCAAAACGTGAAAACCGTCGTGAGATGTCAGCAGAACGTCTTGCTGCACTAGTCAATAGTGCGGAACAAGCTGCTGAACGTGGTACTGAACGTATGGAAAAAATGAGACAATCGATTAATGCCAGAGGCTAAGATTGTCTCAGCTTCATTTTGCATATCATCCAAAATTTGAAAACGATTCGCAATTCAAAGAAATATTTGATGAGTTTTGCTATTACAAAGAAAATAGCGAATATAACGAACATCCATCTCCTACACGTCATACCCAAGAAACTTACGAGTGCTTTTCACCTTTATTTGGCCGTGATCGTTTCGACAAAAAGTATCCTGAAGCAAGTAATCAGAACATCCAGCACTTACATGTAAGGCAGTCTAAATCTGTATGGGATTTTCCTGATGGTGCTGCAAAGGCGCAATGGGAATGTACCAGTGACAGCTATCTAGTTTATTCTTACTTTATGCACGAAGGTTTTCATCATTATTTTGTAATTGAGTTTTATATATCTGGTGGCCATGCTCAATATGAGCAAGACGTCCAGATTTTTATTCATGAAGCTGAACAATACCGTTTGAGTAAAATCAACAAAACTGCTTAGCTTGAGTATTAGTTTATTTAATCCTCTTCATATTTAATAATTTATAAGCATTCGAACGCCTTAAGAAGCATCGTAAAACGTAAGCTACTGAAAAAATCCAAATTACGTAAATGCCAAAGATGAATAGAAAATTGACCTTAGATTCTAAGCTTGTTGATTGCTTATATATTAAATGATAATACTCATACATTACCCACGCCGCAGCAGGTAAGGCTAAAATCAGATAGGCTATTAATGCTCTGGTTTTATGTTTTCTGGCCTGTGATGCAGTAATTTGGTATCCACGTTTAAATCTGAGCTCATTTTTAATTGGATTGTAACTAATAACTTTTTTAGAGGCATGGTAGAGGGAAACGGCTTTCATTTCATCATCATAAGTACTCAAAATATCTAAAATTTCTAGACGTTTTTCTTTTGCCAATAATTGCCTTTGAAGATATAGTGCTCGGCGCATTTCTATATATTTTAGTTTTACTGATTCATTCAGACCTCCATGCTCAATAAGTTCAGTGAGTTCTTTAATTTCTTTATCAATTTTCCAACGTCGAAATCGTACAACTATTAGCAAGTGTTGGAACAAACCAGAATCAAAAATTGACTTGTAAACTGTTGATAGGATAACAGTAACAACAATGATGCTACCTAAGGTTCCACCAATATGATCTTTAATTAGTGGAACTAAAACCTCTAAACTTGACATAAATTATTCAAAACTCAAAAACTTCTTTTGCAGTTGCCACAGTCTTTGGTCCAACGCCTTTTACTTCAGCAAGCTGCTCGATTGTCAGGCCTTTATTATTTACTCTTGCCACAACAATAGCTTTAGCAACATCACGCTTTACGTTAAGTAAAGATTCAATTTCATCTAGAGATGCTTCAGTAATCTTAAGTTTAGTTGGTTTAGAAACTGCAGACGGATCTAGATAGTCCAGCAGATCGGCAAGCATTAAATAAATATGAAAAATAGCTTTTGTTGCTTCAAGTTGGCTTACTTCAGCATGAACTCCTTTACAAGCTAAAGTGTAATCAGCAGACATCCAACTTCCTAAAAAGTCCACATGGCTTTTAGCCATTTCTTTATTACTTTTTGATTCGATAGAAACGTCCATAAATCGCCAAATACGATTAATATATTGATTTTGCTTAAAAGTACGACCTTTAATATTTTCATCAGTTGCGGGGTATAGTTTGTCAGCAAGGCTTTCCAATAATCGTCTACATGTAGCTAATGCTTGAGACCATTCCTCTTTATTATTAGAAGATACTGACTTAAAAGCTAACATAAGCTGTTCGGCTATTTCAGGGTCTAAATCGAGTAGGCGATCATCCACAGCATTTTTTAATAAATCAAAACTGGATGTAATAGTTCCAGAAAATTTTAGTTTGTCATGTAATTCTGCTAAATATTGATGGGCTGTTTTTTTTATATAATCTAAATGCCTTTTAAGATTTTTTTTATAAAGAGTCCCATCGTTTCCAAGCTTCTCTTTTACGAGGTTTTTATAAATTTCCTCAATAAAATCAACAGAATGAAAGCCACCGGCAGCCTTGTCACATTTAAATTCTGCAGCAGGTGTCACGTGCATATTATATATAATCCCAAGCTTTTCCATTTCGGCAATTAATTTACTCGCCTCATCATAATTCCGGTCTTGATCTTGGATAATAATCAGCGAATCAATTTCTTTGTAAAATTTCTTGAGCGAATCAATATAATACGGATTTGCTAATTGTATTTCAGTCCAAACATTTTTTTCATTATCATCTAAATATTTTGCTGCACGTGAAAGCTTCTGAACTCCAACAGTCACGCTGCCTTTAGCAGACTCAAGTTCTTTAAGACCTTCTTCAACAATTTTCAAAGCTTCTGCTTTTTTATCCGCCACGCAATAAACCCCAAGTCCAAGTTTTTATAAAATTTTATAGATAAATATATATCATGATTGACACATCATGAGTAACTAAGATACTACTAAGTGATGATAAATATTTCACTTAAAAATCATGACCACCAAAAAAACAGAAGAAACTAAAGAAGTTACAGTGAAGCCAGAAAATAATGATTGCTTCATTATTATGCCTATAGCAGATCATCCTGATTACAAGCAGGGTCACTTCAAACGTGTTTATGAAGATATTTTTGCACCTGCTTGTCGTGCAGCAGGATACTGTCCGGTACGTGCAGATGACGTTGCACAAACTAATTTGATTCATCTTGATATTTTGCAAAAATTACTTGAATCACCAATGGCGATTTGTGATTTGAGTACGCGTAACCCGAATGTCTTATTTGAACTGGGCTTAAGACAGGCATTTGACAAACCAACCATCCTAGTTCAAGAAGTTGGAACGCCACAAATTTTTGATATTAATTTATTTAGATATACACAGTACCGTAACGGATTAGACTACCGTGATGTTTTGGCCGACCAGAAATCTATTCAAAAAGTGATTGAAGAAACTAAACAGGCTGTAGAAGAAGGTAAAAGCGTTAATTCAATTGTTAAATTACTTTCAATTATGAGCCCTGCAACACTACAAGATAGTTCAAATTTTGGAGAAAAAGAGTATTTTAATGTGCTTATGAGTGAGCTATTAAATATTAAAAAACAGCTAGTCACTAATAAAATCAAAAATGAGAATATTAAAAAGATAAATAATAATGATCTTTATCCCGATCATTACTCAATAGACCTTAAAGCTATAGACAATAATAGTGTCTCAATCGGTCATTTTTTAGATTATCTACTTAAATTAAATCTAGTTGCCAATGTTGAGTTGATTGAATCTACTCTTAATCGAGATGTAAAAACGATTGAATTGGATGCGAAGTCAAATGTGATAGAAGATGATTTTATTAAAATTGGTCAAATTTTTGGTGTATTAATTATTTCTGCTGTTTTAATGCCATTCTAAGTTGACAAAAAAATAGTAACTAAGCTACTCTAAAAATACCACCCACATGGTGGTCGAGATTGGCGTCTCGCAATGAATTCAAAGCAGACAAACCGCTGCTAGTGCGGTATTTTTTTGTCTGAAGGTTCGATGTGCCTTTTTATGGTAGATCGGACGATGGGACACTTGTGTCCACCGTCTTAGCTTTGAGTTCAGCGGTACGCCAACTTCGTTCGGTCTGCCACCCTATTGGCGTGGGGTAGCAGAAATGCCCATTGAACTTGAAGGTATACTGCTATGCAAATTGATACTCAGGCACAAACTCGCCTTGACATAATTTGTCTTCAACGATTAACCTCAGCAGACTTTGCTCAAAAATTAAGTTTTAAAACTCGTCTCATCCGTTGGGTGAAAGGCGGTGCAAAATGAATGCACTCGACTTAACCCAAGCCGTCTTTATTCAAAATCAACAAATCAAAACCGATAGTCTCAAAGTGGCTCAGGCCTTTGGAAAAAGGCATACCAATATTTTAAGAGCGATTGAAAATCTAGATTGTGCTAAATCTTTTAGCGCGCTCAATTATGAGCTGGCTAACTACACAGATGAGCAAGGTAAATCTCGTCCTATGTACGAAATGACCCAAGATGGTTGGATGTTCTTAGTCATGGGATTTACTGGAGAGAAAGCTGCACAAGTCAAAGTTGCATTTATCAATGCATTCAAAGCAATGGCAACCTTACTTGAAAATAATCAGCTACTGGAGCAGCAGGGCATTTATGTAGGTGCAAAGGTACGCCTAAACTCAGGTAGCCCAGAGCTGACGGTGAATCAGCTTATCGCCAATCATCAAGGGGAGTTAGATAAAGTTGAACTGCTATGGTTCAGCAACCGGCTGCATAAAACAGTGCTATCAATACATGCAGTAACACCCGTGATTGCACAGCAAAGCCAACTGCTAGATCATTTTTGGCAATCGGTATACCGCTATGGATTATCTGCTCTCAACCATAGTCACAAGCCAGATCTGATCGCGCTTTATCTGCCACACCTTTACGAGATCATCCAAGACTTACCAGAGCCAAAACGACTACAGCAGGAGCTTTCACAAAGCACTCAACCATATCCGCATTATCTCAAGAGCAGTCATGCAGTACGCAGCATTTTAGATAACAAAACTCATCGATGCATGCTGTTTAAACCAAATCAGGCATTATTGGGAGGTGCAGCATGA